GCGAAGGGTGGCCGCAACGCGCGCGGGATCCTGACGAAGATCCTCGGCAAGCGGTGCAGGGGCTTGATCGTCGATGATCCGCACGATCTGAAGGACGTGGTGAAGGGGAAGCCCGCGAAGGTCGTAGAGCGGATGCGCGAGGTACGGAAGATGTACTTCTCGCTGGAGTCTCGACTGAACGTGGGGGCGTGGAAGCTCGTGATCATGCAGCGGCTGCATACGGCAGATCTGGTGGGCGAGTTGATCAAGGAAGGCGACGAGGCCACGCGCGTGATCTGCCTGCCTGTGCGGTACGACCCGAGGCACCCGCAGGCGCATCCGGGGGACAACCGGGAGCCGGACGAGTGGCTGTGTGAGGCGGCGTTCGCGGAGGGGGACGAGGAGCGCAAGCGTGGGCGGCTGACGCCGAAGCACTACGTCGCGCAGTACGAGCAGCGCCCGTCGTCGGACGTCGGGGGCATGTTCAAGCGAGAGTGGTTCCAGCAGCGGTATGCGGGTGATCCGATGCTGTTCGCGGCGAAGGCTCGGTTCTCGTGGGTGGAGATCTCCGCCGACTGCACCTTCGACGACACACCGGGTGCCGACTACGTCCTGATTCAGGTGTGGGGGAAAGCGACGCGACCGGTGGGGGCGCGCGGTGGGATCGCTCCGGGGAGGTACCTGCTCGACGAGGTGCGCGGTCGCATGGACATCATCGCGACGTGCCAGGCGCTGAAGGATCTCGGGGGGAAGTGGCCGCAGACGAAGCGGGTCACGGTGGAGACGAAGGCGAATGGGCCCGCGGTGATCAAGCTGCTGAAGGCGGATGGACATGAGAAGGTCGTGGGGTTCAATCCTGACAAATACGGATCGAAGGAAGCTCGCGCGAACGTGGCCAGCGTGAGCTACCAAGCGGGCGACGTGTGGTACCCGGAAGCGGAGTTTGCGCCGTGGGTGGGCGATCACATCGAGGAGATCGTGAGCTTTCCCGCAGGCGCGAACGATGACCGCGTGGACGCGATGAGCGCGCTGTTCATCCTGTGGGACGAAGAGGGGGGCGGCGGAGAGGTGAACGCGGGGCTGGAGTGGGCGGATTTGTTGTAGTTGGCGGTTGCGCGCTCGTGGGGGCACGTTATAGGGAGGGTGTAGACCGGAGGGCGGTGATGGTCAGAGAAGAGGTCAATGGTTGCCACGTCAAGGTGTGGTCGATGTCCATCATGGGCTGGCGCTACCACGTCAGCTTTCCCAACGGCACGACGGCCGCGGACACCAAGCAGAGCAAACGAGCGGCTCAGATGGCGGCCCGGCGAGTGGCGAAGGCTGCGACGCCCGAGCAGTTGAGGTCGGCCCTCGATACCGACTTGGCTGATCGCGAGTCCGAGAAGGCGACATGACCCTCCCTCAGCGAGCCCTCGCTCTCGCCGCCCGCGCCCACGAAGGCCAAACCCGCGACCTCGGCGACGGGGAGACGGAGCCGTACGTCGAGCACTGTCGGCGGGTGCAGGCGTCCGTGGCGCTGCTGTGCGACGATCCCGAGGTGCAGGCTGCGGCGGCGCTTCACGACGTGTTGGAGGATACTGAGGTCTCGTACACGCAGATCCGTCTGGAGTTCGGCTCTACGGTGTCGACGCTCGTCCTGGCCCTCACCGACGAGTACACGCCCGAGGATTGGCCGCTCCTGAACCGTGCCGAGCGGAAGCACAGGGAGGCGCAACGCTTGGGCGGCTATGACTGGAGGGTACGCCTCATCAAGCTCTGCGACGTGCTCGACAACGCCGCGAGCATCGAGGCGAAGGGCGGGGGTTTTGCCGAGGTGTGGCGTGAGGAGAAGGCGGCACTGGTGCCTTTGCTGTTGCGGGGTGAGCGATGAAGGGCGCGCGATCGATCCTGCTGATCCCCGAGCTGGGGCGCGCGGTGTGGCTGGCCGCAGATGGAAAGGAGATGGAGCGATGAGGTGGATCCCGTGTAGCGAGCGCATGCCGACAGAGGCTGACGCGGATGAGTATGGCTGCGTGGTGTGGCGATACTCGGGCGGCTCCGTTGAGGGTGCCGACTGGAACAGGAGCCCCAGCCCGGGACGCCCCCACTGGATGCCTGTCCCACCCCTTGCCCCAGAGCCCAGCGGCCCAACCGTCGAGGTGAGGGTGGCTGTCCATGTGAACATCGCTGGGTACTGGCAAGCATACGGCCAGCACGGTCGGGTCGATGCCGCACTCCGAAGGCGACTGGACGAGCCAGAGCATGGTCTGGGACGCTTCTGGCTCACCGCGATTTTACCCATACCCCAACCTGCCGAGCCGGTCACGGTTGCGGCTGAAGTGGAGACGCCATGAAGTACACGAAGCGAGTCGAGCGCGGAGCCAAGTGGCTAGACGAGCACTACCCGGGGTGGTGGATGCGTGGCCGCACTAAGATCACCACCTTGGACCAAGCCACGGTCGACCATTGAGTGGTCGCACAGGCTGCCGGGTGCAGCTTCTGGGAGAATCGTGCGGTGTACGCGCTGGACAACGGCGCGCTGGAGCGCATGGCGTTTCTTGCGTTTGAGGCCCCCACCGGGCCTGCCGCCCAGACCCAGGCGTGGATCGAGTACATCCGCGCACGCAGGGCGGCGCCATGATCGCCGTCGACCTCCTGCTCCTCGCCGCGCTCACCTACGCTGGCGTGCTGGCGGTGCTCGGATGACCACCATTGCAGCCAGGGATGTGGCGGATGCGGTTGGGCTGCCGCCTGTGTGGGCTGGTGACACTGGTGTGTCCGCGACCACGCCAAGCTGAACAGCATTCACCCAAAGGACCTTCCGTGGCTGGGCCACGCCGACCCGCAGACCGCGTTCGGCGTGGCCCTGCGGCTGGACGCGTGGGAGCGGGCGAAGCGAGACCGGGAGGGCTTCAACCCGTGGGAGTCGTGGGTCGGTCAACTGGGTCACATCTTCGCCACCTTTGAGGACCCCGCGCCAGACCTCGCCATGCTGCTTCCGCGCATGGCCGCCCGCATCACCCACATCGCCCAGTCCAACCGCATCCGGCGCGCGCTGGGTGAAGAGCCCAAGCCGGGAACGCTGGCGGACTTCGGCCTGATGCAGCCTCACGAGCAGTGGTGGCGGTTCGACGCACGACAGCACGGTGGCGCGTTCATCGAGTGGGATCGCGATGGTGTGTTCATCGGCTCTGCGAAATGCGGCCGCCGAGCCCCGTCGCGGGTTGCCCTCGCCGACATCACCGACCCGACCGAAGCGCTCGCCGCCATCGATGCGGCACTGGGGGAGCTGTGAGCTGCGGACTGTGCTTGGACACGCTGATTCGCCAACCGATGGACGGGGGGCGGTGATGCCGTACTTCGGCGATTTGTGGGGCAGCCTGGGTGAGCATGTGGCCGGGTCTGAATCCGCAGTCCGGCTGTTGTTCGAGCACGGGCTCGATCCACAATGGGCGCGTCTGTTGAAGGCCGAAACGATCGAAATATGGGCTGGGACCGGGCAGCTCGCTGCGAAGATCGACAACATCGCTGCGGTATCGGCCACTGCGACCGATGCATGGCGCGCCGCCCCCTCGGGCGAGGGTGACCAATGAGCGACATCGCACAGCAGCTGGGCCGAGAGCTGACGGAGCGGGGGTTGTGGCGCGACTTCATGTCAGAGCGATGGTATCGGCCGCGCTGGCCTGGCCACACGTACTCAGTCAGGCATGGCGTGCCCAAGTTCCATCCTGCCCCCAAGGAGAAGCGCACCCTGCTTGGGCCAGACCTCGACGACTGGCCCACGGTCGGCGCCCTGCACGGCCTGGCGATGGAGGTGTGCGGCGGGCCCGTCGAGTTGCGCTGGCACAACGGCGAATGGTGGGCCACCGAGGCGAGGTGGACACAGGGCGATGCAGAGTGGGGTACGGGCCCAACCCCCGGCCATGCCCTCGGCGCCCTGCTGTTGGCGGTGTGGGATGCCACACAGCCCGACGACAACCTGCCACCGCTGGACTCGGGGATGCCCACCGGATGACCTACTGCGCCGCCCGCCACCGCGACGGCTGGCTGTGCATCCTCGCCGCCGGCCACAGCCTCGACCACCTCAGCCTCGACAACCGCGTGGTGTGGCGCGGCTCTCCAGGCGCTCCGATCTGGTGGCGTGACGACCCGCCCGCGGTGGTCGACGAGTCGATGCTGGATCCCACTGCCATCGCTGGGGAGCAGGGGCGGATCACGGGTGCGGAGATCCGGGACGCACAGAGCGTCGGCTTCACGGGCGAACTCTGCGGGCAATGCGGCAGCCCGAACACGAGACGGATCGGCAAGTGCCTGCGCTGCGCGTCGCCTCCGTTGGGCTGTGGGAGTGACGGTGAGTGCGCATAGGGCGCGTGTTACAGTGCCCCGAGGAGGTCGGGCATGATCGTCTGGTACGGGCAGATCGGGGAGACCGGGAAGTGGCGGGCCGTTCGCGGCGATGTGGTGCGGGAATGCGCGGACGCGGCGGTAGCCTACAACACGGCGGTTCAGTTGGCCGGGTACAAGCGCAACAGGGTGCGGACGCGTGTCTTCCCAGCACCTGCGGCCCCACCGCCCAAGACCCCTGCAAAGGCCCCGACCACGCCCGAGTCGCCCGCAGACGATCGGGTGGCCGCGCTCCTCGCGCAGGGGACGACGGCGATCAAGGCGGCGTTGCGATCGGGCGACTACGACGACATCGCTGCTGAGTTGCTCGCGGCGGAAGAAGCCGGGAAGAACCGGGGCACAGCGATCAAGGCGATCTGCGGTCGCATGGAGTAGCGATGGCATGGCGTGACTGGATCTCCGGGCGTCAACCGGCTGCGCTCCCTGCGCCTGTCGCCGATCCTGTGGCGCACGTGGACGCCGCGCAGATGATCGTCGAGTTCGGCAAACTCGTTGCGTCGGGCGAGATCACCCGCATGGACTCTGCGTCCATCATGAACGCGCTGACAGGGCTGGGCGGGATCGACGACAAGGGTGCGTTCGCGCGGCCGAACCTCCTGCGCCAGCGCCTCACCGACGTCGAGCTGCTCACGCTGTACATCAACAACGGCCTGATGCAGCGCGTGGCGAACATCGTGCCGAAGGAGATGACGCGCAAGGGCTGGGTCGTCACTGACAGCACCGACGATCCGGATCTGCTCGCCAAGGAAGATCGACGGCTGAAGGTGAACCAACGGATCCGCGAGGCGACAACGTGGGCGCGCGTGCTAGGTGGCGCGGTGATCCTGATGGTCACTGACGAGACGGTTGCGCCAGGCGTGACTCCAGAGCAACACCTGCTGACGCCGCTGGATCTGACGAGGGTGCGCGCGCTGAAGGCGATCCAGGTGTTCGACGCGTGGGAGGCGACGCCGTGGTTGTTCGATGCCGACATCGAGTCGCCGAACTACCGGGAGCCTGCGAGTTGGAGCCTGCAGCCGTCTGTGGTTGGTCCAGGCTCAAAGCGGATCAGCGGGCTCGTGCATGCCTCGCGAGTGCTGTACTTCCCCGGAGTGCGCCGCCCGCCGTCGATTCGGTTCGGCGGGTTCAGCCACTCCACGGCGATCAACGCCAACCGTGGCCTCGACGACAGCGTGTACCAGGCGATCTGGGATCAGGCGCGCAACCTCGATCAGACGATGGCCGGCGGCGCAGTGTTGGCGCAGGAGATCCGCGAGAACGTACTGAAGATCGGGGGGCTGGCTGCGCTGGTGACCGCGGATCAGAAGGAGGCGGTCGAGATGCGGATCCGGTTGCTGGGCAAGATGAAGTCGCTGCTCGGCACCGTGATCGTTTCGGAAAACGACGAGTACACCAGCAAGGTCAACGCGCCGAGCGGATTCCGGGATCTGTCGGCGCCCGCGATGGCGATGGTGTCTGCGGTCACCGGGATCGCGTTGACGATTCTCTTCGGCTTCGCGCCCTCGGGTTTGTCCACCGACGACAAGATGGGGCGGCAGAGCTTCGATCGGCTGATCAGTGGAGAGCAGGAGGGGATCCGGCCGCAGTTGGAGCGGTACTACGAAGTCGTGTTCTCGGCGAAGGAGGGGCCTACGGACGGGAAGATCCCCGACGAGTGGGCGCTGGCGTTCCTGCCGCTGGACGAGGAGACGGAGAAGGAGGTTGCGGAGAAGCGGAAGACCGTGGCGGAGACCGACGCGATCTACATCGACAGTGGCGTGCTGTCCCCGGGGCGCGTGCGCGAGGCGCGGTTTGGGCCGGCCGGGTATCAGTTCGAACTGCTGCCTGAAGAGGTGGACGGCGACGACGTTGAAGACGTGGACGACCCGGCGGAGGCTGCGGCGATCCTCGGCGATCTGGGGGCCGGTGCTGGCGCGCCTTTGGATGGCGCGCAACTCGCCCGCGTCGTCGAGATGGTGGTGGCGGAATTGGCGAAGGCCGAAGTCCCGCGCGCCGACCAAGACCCGCGGCAGACGCGCGCGGCGTTGAACACCGACGAGGCTGTGTGGCTCGCCGTGTTCCCGTCGACCGACGAGGCGATCATGCGGGTGGCGGAGTTCCGTCGTGCTGCGGAGACGGCGTTGGGCGTGGAGTTGCTGGACCCGCCCGTCCCCCATGCGACGCTGCTGTTCGTCGGGCCCGTGGGCGATGCCGACATGCCTGCGTTGCTCGACGAGGTGCGGGTCGCGGTGGCGGACGTGCAGGGGCCGATCGCGTTGCATCCGCAGGAAGTGCAGGCGTTCGACGTCGGGGGGAATGGGCGGAGCGCTGTGGTGCTGAGGTTGGGCGACTTCGATCTGGAGGCGTTGCATTCGCGGCTGTTGCGGGCGTTGGCCCCGCGGGTGACGGCGGAGCAGTTTCCGGACTTCAAGGCGCACCTGACGCTGGGGAGCGTGGAGGGCGAGGCAGATCGCGTGGCGCTGGCGGAAATGGAGGCGGCGAGCGGGGCGCAGCGGTTCGAGCCGATCGCGATGGTGGGGCAGGTCGTGGTGTTGCGCGGTGGCGAGCGCGTGGCGGAGGTGCCTTTGGCGGCACGGGTGGACGGTGGTGGCGAGCGGGTGGCGAAGTGAAGCCTCCATACTGGATCTGTCCGAAGTGCAGGATCAAGCACGAAGAGCCGATGAAGCACGACTGCGCAGAGGCGGCGGAGGCACGGCGGCGCAGCATCCTCGCAGAGGCGGAGCGCAGGCGTAGGATCCCGTTCAATCCCACGTGGATGTCGCCCGCTCGTGTGCGAGAGCTGAACGCGCTGTCGGAGTGGAACCGCGATCGGCAGGCGCCCCACGCCCCGAAGGTCGATCCTGATCGGGCGCACTGATGCCCGTGCAACGTTGCCAGAAGGGCGGGCGTTCGGGCTACGCCTGGGGACCACGAGGAACGTGTTTCACCGGCCCCGGCGCCCAAGCGAAAGCGGCGAAGGTCGGCAGGGCAATCGCCGCACGCCGCCGGCGACAGGATCAGGCCAACAGGATCATTCTCCCACCCGAGGCCATCGAGGCCGACTACCGACGCCTGATGGATCGCCGACTGCGCGCCCTCCAGAAGCGCCTCGTCGCAGCGGTGAAGCGGGAGATGAAGAAGCTCCCGGGGATCGCGGAGCGCGCCCGCGGTGACGGTGCGGACGAAGACGCCGCCGCCCTCGTCCAGGCGATCCGTGTGTCCGAGCGTCAATGGCAGGTCGACGTCCCGTTCGCCGACGCCGGCTCGGACGTGCTCGACATCGCAACCCAGGTCGACACCTTCACGACGCGGCGGACAGCGAAGGCCGTGGAGCGAGTCCCCGCGATCAGCACTGAGGCGATCCTGGCGAACGCTGGGGAGGTGACGCCTGCGCTGGAGCGGTGGGCGCGCGTCAACGTGGAGCTGATCGGCAACATGGAGGCGGCGCACTACGACGACGTGGCGAAGTTGATCGCCGAGGCGGTGGAGTCGGGGCAGTCGACGCGCGACGTGACGAAGGTGCTGACGGACAGGTTCGGCGTGTCGAGGCGGCGGGCGAAGTTCATTGCCAGAGATCAGATCGGGACGCTGAATGCGCAGGTGACGCAGAAGCGGCAGGAGGATCTCGGGATCACGCAGTTCATCTGGTCGACGGTGGGCGATGACCGGGTGCGCGAGGAGCATGTGGTGCTGGACGGGCGGACGTTTGACTGGGCGACGGGGGCTGGCGATCAGGGGTTGCCTGGAACCACACCCAACTGCCGTTGCGTGAGCCTGCCGGTGATCCCCGAGTAGGCGTTTGTTGTTGCGCGCTCGTCACGCCGCGTTATAGGGTGGGGGTATCGCGGAGGACAGTATGAACATTGAGGAACTGACGATCGCAGACGCGCGGCAACGCTTGTCAGAGGCAAACGAAATAGCCCAGGCCCTGGGGCAGGATCGGCTTGGCGCGATCGCGTCTGCGGCAATGGACGAGCACGCCTATCCACTTGGCAAGGCGGTGATCATCCGATGCGTAACGCACTACTACACCGGCAAGATCGTGCGCGTGACACCCGGCGAATTGGTGATCGTGGACGCGGCATGGATCGCTGACGCGGGCCGATGGGGGCAAGCGCTCGTCGATGGCTCTGTGAACGAAGTAGAGCCTTACCCGGATGGTGAAGTGATTGTGTCGCGCGGCGCCGTGGTGGA